GGCTGGTCTTGCTTTAACTACAGGGACTTGCAATACATTTGTTGGTGGATACAATAATACTGTTGGTGGCTCTGGTGAATTAGTTACTTCAGGTTCAAAAAACACTATTCTAGGCGTATTTACAGGCAACCAAGGTGGTTTAGACATCCGTACAGCAAGTAACCATATCGTCTTATCTGATGGTGATGGAAATCCTAGAGCGTATTGGAACAATCTAGGAACAATGTATAGTTCAAGCCCTAATGGTGTAGAAACTGCATTGTTTACAAATTCTAATGCATCAGCGCCATATGGTTTTTATATGAGTTTTTCTGGTGCGGCTCCTAATAACACAAGTCAATGGTTTTTCTTGTCGCAAGATACAAGCGCACTGCGATTTGTTGTTAATTCAAATGGTGGTATTAAAAACTATCAAGCAAATGATACAAACCTTTCTGATTTAAGAGAAAAGAAAAACATTCAATTAGCAGGTAACTATCTAGATAAAATTTGTGCTATTCCAGTTAAAACATTTTTGTATAACGACCAAACTGACACAGATTTAAACCTAGGAGTTATTGCTCAAGATGTTCAATCTATAGCGCCAGAGTTAGTAAATGAATCTAATTGGGCAGGTAAAGATGAAGAAACAAAAATGCGCTTGTCTATTTATCAAACAGACTTGCAATACGCATTAATGAAAGCAATCCAAGAACTTAAAGCAGAAGTAGATTCACTTAAACAACAACTAGCATCTAAATAGGAGAATTAAAATGGAAAACATTGTAGAACAACCAACAGCAGAACAAATTGCCAAGCATTATAGTGCGTCAATGGACTCAGTAAACCTGATTACCGCAGGCCAACCAGAAGGAATGTCTGATGAAGATTGGGCTGATACCCTGAAACGCAACAAAGACCATCTGGAAATTATGATTGCCAAGACTTATTGGACAACAGAAAACTTAACTCCGTTAAGAAATGCTGTCAAATAGTGGTATACTTTATTAAACTGGTTGTATTTTTAGTTTAATCCTGTTATACTTGTAGTATAAATAACTATGTTGTTTATTTTTAACAATTCTATTTTATGGAGAAATAAATGGAAATCAAACTGTCGTTAACGATTGAAGAAGTAAATGGTGTATTACAAGCTCTAGGTAACATGGCTTATGCTCAAGTTGCCCCTTTGATTGACAAAGTTCGGTCACAGGCTGGTCCACAAGTTGAGGCTGCACAACAAGCCGAAGCTCCAGCGGAGACACCAGAAGAAAAAAAGTAAGTCCGCTTATGGCGGCCTTATTAAATAAAATACTATAGTGTTTTTCTTATAAACCCTTCCATGTGAAGGGTTTTTTATGAGTTGGAACAAGGTATAAATACCTCTTATAATAGGAGATTATTATGCCATCCGTAAACAGTAGACAAGCGCTGATTGATTATTGCTTGAGGAGACTTGGGTTTCCCGTAATAGAAATCAATATAGACCAAGACCAAATAGATGACAGAATTGATGATGCCATTCAATATTGGCAAGATTATCATTTTGATGGACTTCAAAAAGTATATTACATCAAGACCATTACTCAAACTGAAATTACCAATAAGTATGTTGATTTAAGTAATGTCAGAGATGCAGCCAACAATGCCTTAGATATTGTCGGTGTAACACGATTATTTCCAATTAACGATTCTCAGGCAACTATTAATATGTTTGACCTGAGATATCAATTACGACTTAATGAGTTGTACGACTTCACCTCCGCATCGTATGTCAATTATACCTTGACACAACAACACTTACGCTCACTAGAATTACTGTTTACTGGAGAAGTTCCTATTCGTTTCCAGAGGCATATGCAAAGACTGTTTTGTGATTGGGGATGGGGAACATCCGAAGCACCAGCAGGTGCCATTATGGTAATTGAATCTTATGCCAATATAGATGCTTCGGTATACAATAGGGTTTGGAATGACCGGTGGGTTAAAGAATATGCCACGGCATTAATCAAACGAAGCTGGGGAAATAACCTCAAGAAATTTAGTGGCTTACAATTACCAGGTGGTGTCACATTGAATGGTGATAAAATCTATGAAGAAGCGGTAGAAGAAATTAGAAATCTTGAATCACAAATGGAAACACAATATGGTGCTCCATTAGAATTTATGATGTTATAATACCATGCCTACATCAGTCTACTTTAACAACTACAACTCTCGTGCGGAACAAAGCGTTATTGAGGATTTAATAGTTGAATCAATAAAGATAATGGGTTTTGATACCTTTTATTTACCTGTTGATAATCCTGAGGACCGAGATATTCTTTATGGTGAAGATCCTGTTAAGAAATTCAAAACAGCCTTTCCATTAGAAATGTATCTATCATCTGACCCATTAGACTATGAAGGTCAGCAAGAATTCTTTTCTAAGTTTGGTTTAGAAATTAAAGATGTAGTTAAAGTAATGGTTTCAAGAAGGTCATTCTCACAAAGAGTACCACAAGATACTTTCAGTAGACCTAGAGAAGGTGATTTAGTTTATGTTCCATTTCTAAATGGTACTGGTGAATTATATGAGATTACTTTCACAGAGCAGGCAAAAGATTTTCATATGTTAGGTAGACAACAACCATATTTCTATGAGCTTAGACTTGAGAAATTTAAGTATTCACAAGAAATTGTTGATACTGGTGTTGATGATATTGACCAAATTGTTAACGATTCTGGATATACAATTAAGTTAAATACTGGTGCTAATTCAGGTAATGTGACAAATTATTATATACATGAAATAGTATATCAGGCTGCCAACCAATTACAAGCCAATGCTACTGCTCTGGGAATAGTTCAAGCTTGGTCAAATAATGAATCAGAATTATTGGTAAGTAATATTGCTGGAGAATTTGTTAATGGTGCCGTATTAATTGGTGCTTCAAGTAATGCAAAATATGCGTTGATATCTTATGACTCTCAATTAGACAATTCATTCAATGAGACTTATTCAAATGAATATATAAACGCTCAAGCAAATTCTATTATAGACTTCTCTGAAAACAATCCTTTTGGTAGCATATAATGGCCTCCACATATAACAGAATTATTCGTAAACTAGTTATTGGATTTGGTAATCTATTTGATAATATTACTTTATATAGATTCAATCCAGATTTAACTGAAGCAGAACGAATGCTTGTTCCTATTGTGTATGCCACTAAAGAATTGTATGTAAGAAGATTAGAAGATGATCCGAATTTAAGTAAAAAAATACAGATAGCACTACCTAGAATGTCATTTGAAATGGCAGGTCTTACTTATGATTCTAGTAGAAAGCAGAATACAAACTTTAAGCAATTCGCCAAGACAATAGACGGTGTTATATCACAATATAATCCAGTACCATATAATTTTGATTTTAATTTATATATCTATGTGAGAAATGTAGAAGATGGTACACAGATTATTGAGCACATACTTCCTTATTTTACACCTGATTATACGATTAAGCTTAACTTAATTCCTGAGATGGGTATTGTTAGAGAAATACCAATTATATTAAATAATACATCAAGTGATATTATGTATGAAGGAGATAAAAATTCTGAAACTAGAATGATTATTTGGACATTAAACTTTACCGTCAAAGGTTTTATTTTTGGTAAGACTACTGAGGTTGGTTTAATTAGAAACTCAATTACAAATATATTAAGCACTATTCATACATCTGATGTTGTTGCATTTAATATGGGTGCAGAAGGTGTTGGTACTTATCAGATTGGAGAAACAGTATATCAAGGTTATTCACCAACACAGGTTACGGCAACAGCTAGAGTTAGTTCATGGAATGATGATGTATTACATTTAACTGAGATTAATGGTAACTTTATATCTAACTTACCTATTATAGGATTTAAGACACTATCAAATTATTCGTTTGTATCATATCAATTGTTACCTAAAAATCTTGCACAAATTGTTCTGGTACCTAAACCAACTGATGCTAATGGTAATACACTATATACAACTACCACAACTATCAATGAAATTCCTGATATTAATACAACAGTAATTACTACAGATGCTGGATTTGCTGGAGATTTACAGGCCAATGTATTTGGTATAGACAATTTAGAAACAGAACTAGAAAACATAACAGATTTACAATAAAGGTATTCAAAAATGTCACGAACATTACAATTTAAAAGATTAGCTAATACACATTTAGGTCAAGTTATTGGAGCCAATGGTGAAATCATTGTAGATTATACTAATGATACCTTGACTGTACATGATGGCCAAACATTAGGTGGTAGTAGACTAGCAACAGAAAAATATACTAATACAGCTATTGTTATGGCTAATGCCGCTTTTAGACAAGCAAATACTGGTACTGTGTTAGCACAGGCATCATTTAACTCTGCTAATATTAATTTTCAATACTTAGAAGTTTTACAAGCTACACTTAATAGTACAAACACAAATATTTCACTTGCTTATGGTCAAGCAAATACTGCCACAGTTTTAGCACAAGCATCATTCAATCTTGCAAATACAATATCTTCTGGTTCCGTAGACATTTTGGCTAGAACAATAGCCAATACAGCAACTAATAATATCACCATTTTACAAGGTGTTAATACAACACAGAATACCAATATAGCAACTGTTACTGGTTTGGCGCAGGCATCATTCAATCTTGCAAATACAATATCCGCTGGTTCTGTGGATACTTTAGCTAGAACAACAGCCAATACAGCAACTAATAATATTATTATAATACAAGGTGTAGATACAACACAGAATACCAATATTTCTAGTGCAAATAATATAGCAACAGCGGCTTTTGCCAAAGCAAATACAAATATTAGTTCTGATTTAACTCTGACAGTAACTAATTCAGGATCTGGTGCTTATCTAATTGATGGAGCTTCTAACCCCACAGTAACTCTATATCGTGGTGTGACTTACTATTTTAGTATTAGTGCAAGTGGACATCCTTTCTTTATTCAAACTGTAAGTGGTGCATATAGTTCAGGTAATCTTTATACTTCAGGTGTTACTGGTGCCGGTACTCAAGTTGGAACTTTAACTTTTACAGTTCCTTTGAACGCACCAAGTAATTTATATTATGTTTGCCAATATCACTCTGCAATGAATGGTGCATTTTTAATAGAAAATTTAATTTCTACTGTGAATGTATCTATTTCTACTACAGAACTAAAAGCTTTAGTCGCCAATGCAGCAACTTATGCCGCTTTTCAATCCGCAATAGCAGCATTATAATTAAACACTATATAAAATACTATGAACAACCTTGATAAAAGTTTAAGTGAAGTCTTTGATGTAACTCCAATTGGTGAACTAGAACCAGCACCAAAGAAACAATCTTTACCTACACACTACAAACAACCTGATATAGATTCTGATTTAACAGATGCGTATCAGCAATCAAAAGAAAATCTTCAAGGTATTATTGACCAAGGCCAAGAAGCCATGTATGAGATATTGGAGATTGCCAAAGCAGGTCAGCACCCAAGAGCCTTTGAAGTTTATGCCACTTTATTAAAGAACATGACGGAGGCCAATGATAGACTCCTTAGAATACAAAAAGAAATGAGAGATATTTCTGGTATTAAAAAAGAAGCTAGTACAACCAATATTGATAAAGCTATCTTTGTAGGTTCAACATCTGAATTGAGTAAGTTACTAAAAAGTAAAGACTAATGGCAATACAAAAAAAAGAGTCTTATCGTGATAATCCCCTATTAAAAAGAGTAGGAATTAATGTTAGTTTTACCGAAGAGCAGGTAGAAGAATACATCAAATGTCGGAAAGACCCACTATACTTTACCAAATACATTAAGATTATTACGCTTGATGATGGTGTAACTGAATTCAAACTGTATGATTTTCAGGAAGATATGTTAAAAACCTTCCACAACAATCGTTTTACTATCATGAAATGTCCCCGTCAGGTCGGTAAAACCACCACGACAGTCGCATATCTTCTTTGGACGATACTATTTCAAGACTCACAATCAGTAGCAGTTCTCGCCAACCGAGGTGAGACCGCTCGTGGTATTCTAGGTAAGTTACAGTTGGCCTATGAGAATCTACCTATGTGGTTACAACAAGGTGTCGTTGAATGGAACAAAGGTCGTGTAGAATTAGAGAATGGTTCAATCATCGTGGCATCTTCTACATCAAGTTCAGCGGCTCGTTCTGGTTCGTTTAACATTGTATTCTTGGATGAGTTTGCTTTCGTACCATCTAATATTGCTACAGAATTCTTCACCTCAGTCTATCCTGTCATTACTGCTGGTACTAAAACAAAGATTATTATTGTTTCTACACCTAACGGCATGAATTTGTTTTACAAGATTTGGACTGATGCGGTCAATAAGAATAATAATTATACACCATATGAAGTTCATTGGTCAATGGTGCCAGGTCGTGATGAAGATTGGAAAGAAGAAACAATCAAGAATACTTCTGAAAGGCAATTTAGACAGGAGTTTGAAACTGAGTTCCTAGGTTCTTCAAACACACTTATCTCAGGTCAGAAGTTACAACAGTTGGCTTATAAACCACCAATTGCTGAGCATGACAAGATGAAGATATATGAATATCCAATCAAAGGTGATGATGAGACAACCAAAGACCACCTGTATGCTTTATGGGTTGATGTGTCTGAAGGTAGAAACTTAGACTGTTCTACCTTTTCGGTAATAGACATATCTACAGCTCCATATAAACAGGTGGCCACTTATAAATCTTCTTCAATTTCACCTATGCTGTTTCCAACCGTTATATATAATGCAGCTAGGTTATATAATGACGCATATGTTTTAGTAGAAATCAATAATAATCCTACGGTTGCTGATGTAATTCATCAAGACCTTGAATATGAAAACCTGTTTAAGATATTTACAGGTAATAAACAACCACAACAACTATCATCAGGTTTTGGTCGTGGTGTTCAAATGGGATTGAAAATGTCGGTTGCGGTCAAGAGAGTTGGTTGTTCAAACTTAAAGACTTTGATTGAAAGTAACAAATTAATAATTAATGATTTTGATACGATTTCGGAATTAACCACTTTTGTGGCTAGTAAAACTTCATTTGCTGCAGATGCTGATGCAAATGATGACATGGTTATGGGTTTAGTGATGTTTGCTTGGGCAACTGGTCAAAAATATTTCAAAGATATTGTAAACCATGATATCCGAAAGCAACTTCAACTAGAAGATATGAACCAATTAGATGAAGAAGTATTACCAGCACCTATTATTGAAGATGGTCGTGAGCATAGTTTTGAAATTATTGATGGTGATTTATGGGAGTTAGCTGATGGGAATGACATATATGCTGGATTTATTAGAGATTCAATAAAAAATCTCTAAATATGGCCTTACATAAATATTCGTATGGTATCTTAATTGCCAATATAACATCATATTAGGAGATAACAAAATGGCTTTTCAAATCTCTCCAGGCGTAAATTATTCTGAAGTTGATTTAACAACTGTTGTACCTTCAGTTTTAACTACGGCCGGTGCTTTCGCTGGAAACTTCAACTGGGGTCCAGCAAATAAAAGAATTCAAATAGATAGTGAAATTACACTTGTAGATACGTTTGGTGCTCCAGACGCAAATACATATGAATCTTTCTTTTCTGCTGCTTCTTTTCTATCTTACGGAAATAATTTACAGGTTGTTCGAGCAGTAGGTGCAAACAGCAAAAATGCTGATGCAAATACTTCAGCAACAAATCCACAAATTACTAACAAAGATATTTTTGAAATATCATATCTAAGTTCAAATAGTGCCAATACTTACGGACCATTTGTTGGTAGATATGCTGGTGCTTTGGGTAATTCATTAACTGTTTCTATTATTGATTCTAACACCACATTCTCATCTTGGACAGTAAATGGTATTGGTGTTTCATCTTACTTTACTGGTGCACCAGGAACATCAGTTCAGGCAACTGCTGCTGGTGCTTCAAACGATGAAATTCACATTATCGTTACCGATTCAGGTGGTTTATTTACTGGAACTAAGAACACAGTTTTAGAAACATATCAATTTGTATCTAAAGCATTTAATTCTACCGATTCTTTGGGTAATTCAAATTATTATAAGAATGTAATTTTCAATAATTCAAAATATATTTACGCTATTGATCCACCAAACTATGCAGCAGCTGTTGCAACTTGGGGTACTAATTTAGCCAATACAAATTTTGCTACATTACCTGGTGTCGTAACAAATACTTTGACTGGTGGTTCAGATGATGCTCCTACTGCTGGTGCGTTACAGACTGCTTTTGGTCAATTCTCTAATTCTGAAGAAGTAGATATTTCTTTAGTGATTACAGGAGATGCTGACATTGATACACAACGGTATATTATTGATAATGTTTCTGGTGGTCGTAAAGATTGTATTGCCTTCTTATCACCTCCATCATCAAATGTTATTAACCAATCTGGTTCTGAAGTAACTAATATTCTAGCATGGAACACAGCATTAGCTCGGTCATCTTCATTTGCTGTTGCTGATTCTGGTTGGAAGTATATGTTTGACAAGTATAACAACACATACCGTTATATACCACTCAATGCTGACATTGCTGGTCTATGTGTATATACTGATTCTGTTCGTGACCCATGGTTCTCACCTGCTGGTTTCAATCGTGGTAACTTAAAGAATGTTGTTAAGTTAGCATGGAATCCTAATAAGACACAAAGAGATTCTTTGTATTCTGTTGGTATTAATCCAGTTGGAACTTTCCCAGGACAAGGAACAGTTCTATATGGTGACAAGACTTTACAAAGTAAACCATCCGCATTTGACCGTATCAATGTCCGTAGATTGTTTGTCGTATTAGAAAAAACAATTTCTCAAGCTGCTAAGTTTTCATTGTTTGAATTCAATGATGAATTTACCCGTGCTCAATTTGTGGCATTGGTGACTCCATTCTTGCGAGATATACAAGGTCGCCGTGGTATCTATGACTACCGTGTTGTTTGTGATTCTACAAATAATACACCTCAAGTGATTGATTCAAATCAGTTTGTTGGAGATATTTACATTAAGCCTGCTCGGTCAATCAACTTCATTCAGTTGAACTTTGTTGCCGTCAGAACTGGTGTTGATTTCACAGAAGTCGTTGGTAGGTTCTAATAAATAATTCAACGATATAGGAGAAAACAATGGCATTCAACGTAGCAGAATTTAGAGCGAATATGATTGGAGACGGAGCTCGTCCCAATCTGTTTCAGGTTTCGTTAAATTTTCCAACGGTTGCAACCAACGGTATAGCATCAAGCCAAAAAGCATCATTCATGGCCAAGACTGCTCAATTACCCGGTTCAACTCTTGGTACTGTAACCACACATTATTTTGGTCGTGAACTGAAATTTGTTGGTAACAGAACTTTTACCGATTGGACAATAAACATTATCAATGACGAAGATTTTTCAATCCGTAATTCTATGGAATCATGGATGAATGCAATCAACAGTCATGCTAGTAATGTTCGTAACGCTGGCGCCAAAAGTCCAGCCGGTTATACTGTTGACGCACAGGTCACACAATATGGCAAAACTGGCGACACCTTGAAAGTATATAATTTTGTTGGTATGTTCCCTGTAGATATGGCCCCAATTGATTTATCTTGGGACTCAAATGACTCCATTGAAGAATATTCGGTTACATTCGCATATCAATGGTGGGAAACAAATACAACAACTTAACTTATTTTATTTTACGAAGGGGATTTCGGTTCCCTTCATTATGTTTTTTTGATTTGGACTAAAATACTATGGAAAAAAAATTCTCTCTTTTTGGATTTACAATTGCACGGGACAAGCAAGAAGATGACCAGGCCGTGCAACAATCCTTTACGCCACCAGGAAATGAAGATGGCGCATTAACTATTACCTCTGCCGCTTATTATGGAACTTATGTTGACCTAGACGGCACAGCCAAAAATGATGTAGAACTAATTTCAAGATATCGTGAAATGGCAATGCAGCCAGAGATTGAATCTGCCATTGATGATATTGTCAATGAAGCTATTTGCCACGATGATGATGGTAAAAGTATCCAACTGGTCTTAGATAATTTAGACCAACCAGAAAAAATTAAAAATGCTATCAAAGGTGAGTTTCAAACGGTGCTCCGTTTATTAAACTACAAAGATATGGCACAAGATATATTTCGTAGATTCTATGTAGATGGTAGAATGTATTACCATATTATTGTGGATCAAAAAGCACCAATGGAGGGTATTAAAGAATTAAGATACATTGATCCAAGAAAACTCCGTAAAGTTCGTGAAATGAAGAAAACAAAGGACGATAGGACTGGTGTAGAGGTCATGAGAGTTATCAATGAGTATTACATCTATAATGATAAAGTCACCACAGGCACTTCCAGTAACTTTGGACCAGTAGGCATTCGTATAACTACAGACTCTATTGCTTCTGTAGTATCAGGTCTAATGGATTCACGCCGTGCTGTGGTATTATCATATCTACATAAAGCAATTAAGCCACTTAACCAATTAAGGATGATTGAAGATGCTACTGTCATATATAGAATTTCTAGGGCTCCTGAGCGTAGGATTTTTTATATTGATGTGGGTAATCTACCGAAATTAAAGGCAGAACAATACCTCCGTGATATCATGGTCAAGTATAAAAACAAGCTTGTCTATGATGCCAACACAGGTGAAGTTCGTGATGACCGTAAATTTCTATCAATGATGGAAGACTTCTGGTTGCCTCGCCGTGAAGGTGGTAAAGGCACAGAGATTACAACATTACCTGGTGGCCAAAACTTAGGTGAGTTGGAAGATGTTAAATACTTTGAAAAGAAATTATACAAAGCACTCTGTGTGCCTGTTTCAAGGTTAAATCCAGAGACTTCAGGTTTTTCACTTGGTCGTTCAAATGAAATTACCCGTGACGAATTAAAATTTGCCAAGTTTGTTGACCGATTAAGAAGTAAGTTTGCAACATTATTTGACCAAGCTCTCCGTATTCAATGTGTATTAAAAGGTATTTGTACTGATTCTGAATGGGAACAATTCAAAGAATATATACATTACGACTACATTAAAGATAATAACTTTAGTGAACTTAAAGATGCCGAATTAATGACAAATCGTTTATCATTATTAGGTGCTGTAGACCCATATACAGGTAGATACTTCTCACATTCTTGGATTCAAAGAAATGTTCTACGCTTGACTGATGATGATATCGGTGAAATGCAGAAAGAAATGGAGTTGGAGAAGAAAGATGGACTTGGATTACCAGTTGGAGTTACAAACGATGTGGCTCAACAACAGATGATGTCTCAGATACCACAACAACCAGGCAATCCAGTAGACCAAGAACACGAAGCAAAAATGGCAACTCAACAGGCCAATGGTCAAGAGAAGAAAGCTACTAAAGAAGAAATAAGTAATACTTTATTAAAACTAAAAAGAATTTTATAAATATATTAACCACCAATTGGAGACAACATGACAGACGCAACTAGACAAATTATAGATTATGCACAGAACGATAATGGTGTTGAATTTCGTAACGCATTATATGCTACTATTCATGATAAAGTAACAACACATTTAGCTGCTGCAAAGCAAGCTGTAGCACAACATTTAATTGGCCAAGACGAAGAAGAAGAAGAGCAGTATGAAGAAGGCGACGAAGGCGAAGAAGAAATTGAAAACACTTAAAGAATTTTATTCTAGTAATCTTAGTGAGCGCCATAACTCTATGGATCCTCCAGCTGTTTTGATTATGAAAAGACAATCAATCAGGTTGTTTCCTGATGGTCAAAAAGTGGCATTATATTATGTGGAAAAGATTAATAAATATGTAACAGTACCTTACAATTCTTTACAGGTGTTTTCACCAGAAGAAACAGAAAAATAGGATAAAAAATGGCAATTGCAAATAGCGTACAAATTTTAGTTGATACCAATAAACGCACAGTAATTAAGCGTGTTGGTGTTATTGATTCCGATGAAAACACAACAGTCATTATTGAGCCATTAAAACTGTTTGGAGCTCTGAATGCTAATGGTGCTTATTATCAAACTGGTAATACTACACCAGCAGGATTAGCAAATTCAGCATTTACTATTTCTAGAGTTCTTGCTTCAGTTGATTCTGAAGTTGGTCACTTACAGTTACTATGGCAAGGTACAACAACATCAAATATAATTTATGCTCTTGGTGTTGGCAATATTGATACAAATCCTCAATATCAATTACCAGTAATTGGTAATAATGCAATAGGTCCTACAGGTAATGTACTTATTAAAACTGTTGGTACAACTACTAATGCAGCATATACAGTTATTATTGAGTTACATAAAAATGGTGCTTATTACGATTCGGGTCAATTGACCGATCCAGCAGCATTTAACTTTGGCGCATATGCAATACGTCCATAATGAAAGATATTGTTGAAAATATTTTATCAAATAAATTAATAGATGCTAAAAGCCTATTAGAAGATAAGATATATGAAATATTAGAAGATAAATTAACCGAGATTAAGGCTCGGATGGCATTAGAAATGTTTGATTTAGATGAAGGTAATATCCAAAAAATGGGTCGTACCAAATTAGTTAAGATTCGTATTCGTGGTGGTAAAGTTCAAAGACGTAAAAAGGTATCTGGTGTACAAGGTTATACGATGCGAAGTGGAAGAATGATTCGTATGTCTCCACAAGAGCGTAGAAACCGTAAAATGGCAGCAAGAAAGTCAAAGTTTAAAAGGCGTGCTAAATTAGGACAAGCACTAAGAAAAAGAAAAATGTCTTTACGCAGAAGAGGCTCACTAGGATTATAATATGAAACTCATTAAAGAAATAAACGATAATGTAAACTATACCTACTTAGAAGAAGCTAATGGTAAAAAATGTTTACACATTGAAGGACCTTTTTTGGTTGCTGAAACCAAAAACAAGAATGGTCGTTTATATGAATTCAATACAATGAAGAAAGAAGTAGACCGTTATACTAGTGAATACATTAATAAGAGCCGTGCATTTGGTGAATTAGGACACCCTGAATCTCCTTCTATTAATCTTGACCGTGTATCACACATGATTGTAGGATTAAAAGAAGAAGGTAACCAATGGATAGGTAAAGCAAAGATATTAGATACACCAATGGGAAACATTGCACGAAGCTTAATTGAAGGTGGTGCTCAATTAGGTGTATCTTCAAGAGGCATGGGTTCATTGAAGAACGTCAATGGCGTTAATGTAGTTCAACCCGATTTTTATCTAGCCACAGCGGCAGATATTGTAGCAGACCCTTCCGCACCTGGTGCTTTTGTACAGGGTATTATGGAAGGTAAAGAGTGGATGTTAGTCAATGGTGTTTGGACAGAACAATATATTGAAGAAGCTAAAAGAGAAATCAAAAAAGCTTCACAAAAAGATATTGAAAAAGTAAGTCTACGCATATTTGAGAACTTCATGAAAAAACTTTAATTATAAATATCCAATAAATCAAGGAGATTTTCAAAATGTCAAAATTTAATTTATCTGAAGCCGCTAAAAACATTCTGTTAGGCGAAGATTCAAAATCAATTCAAGCATCTACTACTTCTGGTAAAAGACCTGAAGGCGGTAGATTACCTACATCCGTAGGATATGGTATGGGTGATGCTGGTAAAATTGGTGATTCACCAAACTCAAACAAAGACGAACTACCTGCCTACACAAAAGGTGTTCCATCTGCCACTCCTCCTGGTGCTACTCCTCCTGTAAGCGCAGAACCAATGAAGAAGTTAAAGCCACAACCACAGAATGATAGAAATGCCGACCAAGGTGACGCTGAAGGTTCACAAGATTCTTATGATACTATTCGTGACCGTAAAAAAGGTATGACACCAAAGCAAACTATGCAATCAAATCCAGGTGCCACATTTCAATCTTACGGCGAAGAATCTGAGTATGACGAAGAAGAAGTTGAATCATTAGATGAAACCCGAGGCGCTCAAGCAATGAAAGCTTCTGGTGCCAAACAATCTCCAGATAAATTACTTGCTCGTACAGGTATGAACATGGCTCATAAGTTTCCTAGACCAGGTCAAACTAATTTAGGTAATATTCCAGCAATGAATACACCAGGTAATAGTCCTGAAACAGATGCTTATGCTGAAAAACGCCGTGGTGATAGAGCAAAAGAACTTAAGCCTGCTATCAAATCTGCTTTAGGTACTCATGGTTCTAAAGGTAAGTTACCTGAAGAAGTTATCTATGAAGAAGAACATGACGATGAAGAAGCAGATAAAGCATTAATTAAAAAAGAACTCAAAAAAGAAAAGATGAAGGAAAAAATGAAAGAAGATATTGATGCATTAATGTCTGGCGAAAATCTTTCTGAAGAATTCGTTACCAAAGCGTCTACAATTTTTGAAGCTGCCGTTATTGCTCGTGCTGAAGAAGTTATTGCTGAAGCCGAAGAGCATTTAATTGAACAGTTTGAAGCTGCTGTAGAAGAAATCAAAGAAGATTTGGCTGCCAAAGTTGATAGTTACCTAAACTATATGGTAGAAGAATGGATTAAAGACAATGAAATCGCAATTGAAAAAGGTCTCCGTGCCGAAATCGTTGAAGATTTTATTACTGGTCTAAAAGGTCTATTTGAAGAACACTACATTGATATTCCAGAAGATAAAGTGGACGTTATTGGTGAACTCACAGAAAAAGTTGATGAACTTGAGTCAGCATTAAACGAACAAATTAGTCGTGGTATTGAATTATCACAAGCATTAAACGAACAAATTAAAATTGAGGCTATCTACACAGCGTGTGAAGGCCTGTCGCAAACGCAAGTAGAAAAATTAAAATCACTCGCAGAGGGTGTGGAATTTACTACCGAAGAAGAATTTGTAACTAAAATGGAAACTTTGAAAGAATCATATTTCAAATCCGATGTTAAAGTTGCAAGTACTGGCGCTCTAGATGATGAAGTCCATATTGAAGATGAAAAGAAGCCAAGTGTTTCTGCTGATCCAATGATGGATATTTACTCAAAAACCATTTCACAAACTTTGAAATAAAAGGAAAATAAAATGTATTTAACAGAAGAATTACAGAAAAAATGGCAGCCAGTTCTGGAACATCCAGAATTAGAAGCCATCAAAGACCCATACAAGAAAGCTGTTACAGCTCTCATTTTGGAAAATCAACAACAAGCTATGCGTCAAGATTCACAAGCTTTGAACGAAACAACTTATAGCGCTGGTGCAACCAACGTTACAGGTTCATCTGTTCAGAACTTTGATCCAATCTTGATTTCTTTAGTTCGCCGTGCATTACCAAATCTAATCGCTTATGACGTTGCTGGTGTACAACCAATGACTGGTCCTACAGGATTGATTTTTGCAATGCGTGCTCGTTACACTAACCAAACTGGTGCTGAAGCTTTCTATAACGAAGCAAACACAGCATTCTCTGGTTCATTCTCTGAGAATAATCCATTCGGTTTTCAAGGAACTCGTGCAACTGACGTTTCAGCACAATTTCAAAACCCAACTGGTAATACTACTACTTCTGGTATTGGTATGCCAACTGCTAATGCTGAATTCTTAGGCATTAACGATGACAGCCGTGTGTTTCAACAAATGGCATTCTCTATTGAGAAAGTTACTGTTACTGCACAATCACGTGCTCTAAAGGCAGAGTATTCTTTAGAACTAGCACAAGACTTAAAAGCAATTCATGGTCTTGATGCTGAAACAGAATTATCAAACATTCTGTCTACAGAAATTCTATCTGAAATTAACCGTGAAGTTATCCGTACAATTTATACTTGTGCTGTTGCTGGTGCTCAGTTTGGTACTACTACTGCTGGTTTCTTTGACTTAGACACAGACTCTAACGGTCGTTGGTCAGTTGAGCGTTTCAAAGGCTTAATTTTCCAAATTGAACGTGATGCTAACGTAATTGCTAAGCAAACTCGTAGAGGTAAAGGTAATGTTCTTATCGTTTCTTCTGACGTAGCTTCTGCAATGGCAATGGCTGGTGTGTTGTCTTATACTCCTGCTCTTCAAGCTGACTTACAAGTAGATGATACAGGTAACACATTTGCTGGTTTGTTACACGGTAGAATCAAGGTTTATATTGACCCATACTTTGGTGGTTTCACATCTAACCAAGAGTTAGTAACAATTGGTTACAAAGGTACTTCACCATATGACGCAGGTTTGTTCTATTGCCCATACGTTCCTCTACAAATGGTTCGTGCTGTTGACCAGTATACATTCCAACCAAAAATTGGATTTAAGACTCGTTACGGTATGGTTGCTAATCCATTCTCAAATGGTGCTTCTGGAGTAACTCCGGATGATGGCAAATTACAGGCTCGTAGAAACGTATACTATCGTTTATTCGGCGTCAAGAACTTGATGTAATCAAATCACCACAGAGTGATATTTTATAGAGACCTCTTCGGAGGTCTCTTTTTTTATGACCTAAATACTTGTATGAAAGAAAAAAACATAATTCTTTTAGATGAAATTTTGGACTTACGATCCAGAAAAAGAAAAGAACTTGAGTATTATAACCAGCAATTAGAAGAACTCAAGTTAAGAATGTTTTTTATTCAAAAAGAAATTGATTTGACAGGCAATATAATTACTATGATTAAAAAAGAAAAAATGGTTGACCTTAAAAAGTTTATAAATGACAGCACTAACTAGAATCCCAGAAAATGTAAATTATTTACAGCCATCAAAATATATTTTATCTTTTGATAGGATTGGTTCATCTCAATATTTTTGCCAATCGGTAAATATACCTGGTGTTAATCTAGGACAAGCACCAATCTCAACTCCAATGTTAGACATTTTTGCTCCTGGTAATAAGATAACTTATAATCAATTAAACATTGATTTTGCCGTTGATGAAGCATTAGACACATGGCAACAAATACATTCTTGGTTTCGTTCCATTGCCTCTCCAGAGAGTTTTGAGGAGAGAAGAAGGTTAACTACTGTACAGAATCAATATAAGTCTAATTCATTAAAGTATTATTCTGATGCCACATTAACTATATTAAATAGTTTGAACAATCCAATTATAAGGGTTAATTTTGTGAATACTTTTCCAGTCTCATTGTCTGATATTATCTTTGATACTAAAATGTCAGCAGATGATATTGTATATGCTTCAGCCACTTTTGTGTTTGATTATCACCAATTCATTCCAATTAATGCTTAACATTGGCTTGACACGATAACATAAGTCGTGTTATAATGTAGATTTGGTGTTAAATTATTGAAAATATTATGGAAAATCTAGAACAAGTATTAAAGTATTGGGAAACAGATGCAGATATGGACCAGACAGAGCCTGGCAAAGAACTGCTGAAGATACCTAAACTACACAACAAATACCTCAGTATACTCACAAAGCATAAAATAGCCTCAAAGAAGGCACACTTTGATTATCTCCGTATGCGGAAAATTAAATGGGAATACTACACAGGTAAAATGTCCAAAGACGAATTAGATGAATATGGATGGACTCCATTTCAGTTTACACTTAAATCAGATATCACCACCTATCTAGAAGCAGACGGAGACCTAATCAAGTTGCTTGAGAAGAAGGTGTATCATGAAGAAACGGTATCTGTAATAGAATCCATTATGAATGAATTGAAACAAAGAACATGGCAGCTTCGTGATTTTATATCATGGGAAAAATTTATAGGAGGACAATAATGTCACACATCATAGCAAACTTACCACCAGTTAAATGTTTTATTCGTAGAGAGTTCCTCTATGACTTTGAAAAAGGACACGGAGAACTTGAACCTTGTTGGTGGATATCGTTAAAATCTCAGAGAAGTCAAGCATTTAGAATTGAAGCATATCTAAACAACTATGGTGCTCTCTATGATAAATTACCTTTACACGCCTATTGTTGGAAACCTATAGAAGGTGATCCATATCCTTTAGATTTTTTACAATTATGGAACAGTATGTCTTATGATATTACTGTGCTTAAAAAAGCAATGATAGCAAATATGAGATGTAAAATTAAAATGAAAGATGGTTCATGGTTAGAAGGTGAATATCTCTTTACTGTTGATAGTGC